TAAATAATAAAAATATTTATGATTATAGTAATGAATTTTTTGAATTTCCTGTAAAATTTAATGATACATTATGCTACAATAATATTTTACTATTTGGATATTATTTTACAAATATAATTAATTCTTATAAAAATCACTACTTTATTATTGAAAATGTATATAATTTTAACATTTACAACAAAATATTACAGCGTAATGATTACAATTACAATTACAATTATAAAATGGAATTATTTGATAAAATTTTACCAAATATACAAAACACAAATAACGCATTTATAAAATTACCTATTATCATAAATGATAACAATAATTTATTTAAATTAATTTATAAATTAGATTATAATATATTTAGCATTTCTGTATATAGTGATACAAAATATTTAGGAAATTATAATTTTACTAATAAAGACAATACTAATAAAATTAATTGTACGTTTAAAATTTATGCATGTATAAATCAAGATTTATATAATTTAAATATTTTAAATGGAAATAAAGAAGAATTTTATGATTTAGCACTAATTGATACTTTTGAAACTAGTAAATTTATGAATAAATTATTTAGAAATATTAAAGAAAATAATAATTTAGATACACTTGAGGAAAGTGATCATGAAGAAGAATTTGAAAATATTAATATTGATAAATTTGTAAATTTAGAAAAAAGTTATTTAATTGATTGTGAATATAGTAGTAAATTTAAAAAATGGATACCTAGAAATTTATCCAAAAATAAAATAGTTTCCAAAAATAATTTACATTTAATTTTAGGAAAAAAAAAATATAATTATAATGTATAAAATGATTGCTCCAATCAACGAGTTCCTTGACTTCGCCCAGGAAGGTGGCAAAAAAAGCCGTAAACAACAGCAGCAGCAGGGCGGCAAAAAACGCCGCACTAAAAAACACCACAAAAAATCCAAAAAACACCGCAAAAAATCCAGAAAACACCGCAAACGCCACTAGATTATTTTTTTAAATAATCTTTTATAATATATTATTATATAACTATAATATATTATGATCGGTGGATTTAATCCATATACAAAATCATTTAGTAAAAAATTATTTAAAATTAAAAGTACCAAAAAAAGACGCACTTCTACAAAAGGTAAAGGTAAAGGTAAAAAATTAAAAAAAACTAAAAGACGAAGAAGAAGATGAAACTAATATATACCATTCTCTCAAATTTTAATTAAACATTTATTTTCTTTACTCTTTTTTGATTTTACTACCACTTCTTTCCATATTTCTTCTTCATCAAATTCTTCACCTTTCTTTATATATTTTATATAATCAATATATCTCTCATTATTTGTCCGAATTATTTTATAATTTTTTTCATTATAAAATGCTTTTCGTTTCGCAAATTGATTTATAAAACAATCATGTTGATCTATTATATCTATTATTAAAGGATTACTATGTTTCTCTCGTAAAATTCTACCAACTGATTGAACTATATCTGATTTTGGTGTCGCTAATATTAAACTCGTTAAAGTTTTTATATCTAACCCTTCCGCAGCCATCTGATATGTAGCCAAAATTATTTGATTTTTTTCACTCGCCTTTAAATCCGCTTCTTTCATACCTCCTATATAATATCCTACCGTACCTAAATTTTTATATTCAATTGCCTTGAATAAATAATTCAAAAACTTTCTTTGATGAGCCAATAATAATATTTGTTGATTATTATTTATTTTTAACTCATTTTCTATAACATTCACTATAAAATCTGTTCTATAATTAAAATTTGATACCTTACTTAACATCGTTGTATGTTTTACATTTCCTCGATAATCTCTCGCTACTTCATTATATTCATCATCATCATACACATTATAATCAATTGCCTTCACTAATACATCAAATTGTATTTGCTCACTTTTATTTTTATAACATATATCACCTAAATACATCTTAAATACATTTGTTAAACCATCTTTTCTATTCATAGTTGCACTTAATCCTAATCCATATAGTGTCGTACATTTACGTAAACAATTACTAAAAACTTCACTTGATATATGATGACATTCATCATATATAGACAACCCAAAATCATCAAATAATGAATCTGGATATGATTTCATAGATATAGATTGAATCATAGCTATCACTATATCTTTACCTTCTATATCTATTACCTGACCTTGAATACATCCTATTTTAGCATTAGGTAAATATTCCTTAATTCTCTCTATCCATTGATTTTTAAGAAATGTTTTATGAACAAAAATTATTGTTTTCTTTTTTATTACTTCAACTATCTTTAATGCTAATACTGTATTATGTGTTACTGTATAATCACCTAATAAATAACGACGATTTCCATCTAATTCAAAACCATAATAATTATCTATCTCTCTTTTTTCTACTTTTATTCCAGTATTTAAAGCATCCTTTATTTGTCTTCTTGGTTCAACTTTTTTTCTTTCACATTTAACTGGAATATCTTCTAATCCTTTACCATGTATATTTGTTCTATAATATACTCCTTCTTTCTTTTCTCCTTTATACATACAACTCTTTTTACATACTTTTTTATATGCTGCAAATCCTAATGACCTTGCTACATATATTATATCATCTAATAAAGTTTCATTTTTTTGTATAATGTCATATCCCCCATGTGATTCACAACCATCACTATCAATTATTCCTGCTAATAATTCCAAACGAACTTGGCGACTATTACATTTATAAATTTTTGGTATATGTTTATTTAATAATAAATTATAATTTTTTAACATATTAAGTAATTTATTATTTTGTCGTTTATTACTGTCTATTTTTTTCCCAGAAATACTATAATGTAAAGAATTTCTTGTTGTTAAACTATCCTTAAAATTTCTAATTTCACATCCTATTTTCTCTACATAGTTAGTAAAATATTCTACAACACATGCTTCTTCTGTTGTTATATTAGCATTTGAACTTGTTCCATCGCCTAACCAATATCCAAGAGCATATGGTTCAATATCTACATCTTTAGGCGTAAATTCTACTCCTACACGATATCCTTTTAAAATATGTTTAAATCCTTTAGGTAAATTTAAATATTCTAGTAATGATACATCATATATATCATTTTTTTTTAAATGATTGTATTTTTTATTATTATAATTACTTGACATTTTTAAAGATAATATATGCGATTCATTTACAGTATATTTATCTCCTTTTGTAGGAATAATATCATACATCATCTCTCTACCTCGTGCTAAACTTAATACATTTCTTGGTGTAGAATCATCTCCCATTAATTGGTCACCTACTTTTATATCTTGAACCATTTTTATGTCACCATTATACATCATAATTGGTGTGTCTATTCCTACGCATTTACCCGCACCTGTCCATAATTCTATTAATGCTGAACTATTACCTACATTATTTTCTTCTTTTTCTTCAAAATTTATTGCCTTTAAATAAGCATTTAATACATTTGTTTGATAATCTCTCAAATTACCATTAAAATCTAAATTTATTGCTTTTCCATAACTTATTTTTAATGTTTTAGGATTCCCAAATATATTTATTCCCCAAAATCTCGGCACATATATCTTTTTATCTGATTCTAAATAAATTGGAAAACTATTTGGCTCTACTAATGAACTTTGCATAAATGGTTTTACTGTTAATTCTTTTTTTATAAATTCAATTATCTTATCATTTAAACTTATTTTATATATTGAATATCCTTTATTTCCAATATAACTATTTATTAAACCATTTTTCTTTAAATTATCTATTTCTGGAACTATACTTTCATAATAATCTCGATTTTTAGGACTTATTTTCTTTTTCATTTAGGCTATAATTATTATTTTTATAAGTTTAATATATTTTAAAATATATTCAATTTTCTAATTAATAATTTTATTTTTATATACTATAAATGACATTATTTTCTAAAACTGTCAAAAGTTTCAAAAATTTAAAACCATACGAATTCATCCTATTTGTTTTATTAGTTTTATATTTAGTTAGTGGAGTATCCACTCCTTATGAATTATCACCTTATGTAAATAACATCTTTATGTATTTATCATTATTTGCCTTTTCTGTTGTATTATATTTATATGGTAATCCTCTATTAGCTGCATTTTTCCTTTTTGTTTCTTTTATTTTCATCAACAGATCTAATAAAGTTTCCCATAAAGTTATGAAACCATCACAACAAAAAAAAGATACCACTATGACTCAATTAAATAATCCTTTAGTCCAAAAAACTTTAGAAGAACAAATGGTTGGACAAATTGAAAGACACCCCAATAATATACCCGGACCATCTAGTTATCATCCTGTATTATGTGACTCCCATAATGCTAGTAAAATATAAATAATTTTATTATTATAATCCTAAATAAAATTATTTATTATTGTCTTAATTTTTTGTCTATTAAATTTTTAGGAAATTCTTTAAATACATAATTACCAACACCATACAAAATCGCCAATAATCCTATTCCTATTAAAGTTTGAAAACCAATATTATTTGTTATATTTCCATTTGAAAAATTTAAAGCAACACTATCCACCATATCTGCTGATACTCCTGTATTTACTACATTATTATCTTTATCTTCTACTATTACATCTCCTCCATAAGTTGATACTGGTCTACAATCTATATATATATCTTCATCTTCTACAAATTTTACTGTAGCCGTTTTTCTATTTGACATTTAGTATATATTTATATTTTATAATTAAATTTATAGTTTAAATTTTTTTAATTTTAAAGAATATATTATTTCTTATATATAATATGGAATTTTCACAAAATAATAACATATTTGAATATAGTAATCATAAATCAATTAGAAAATTGAAAAAACAACTAGGAGGTCTTGCTAAAAAAATATCTAATCCTGATAATGACGATATTTTACTTATGAAAATTTATTTAAAAATTTATATTAGATTATTTCTTTACATTCAATACAAATTAAACAAAAAACTTATGACTGGTAATGGAATTAATAACCCTAATCGTGCCCTAAACAAACGAACACTCGTTGATGCTATGAACTTATATCGTGAAGATGTTGAAATGCAAACATATTTACAATCAACTGACCTATTTTTTATACGACCTTTATTTGAATCTATGTGTAAAGATAATTATAACGATATATGTATTCAATATTTTAATAGTTTTATATTACCTAAAAAAGAATTTGACCCTGAAAGTGTTAAAGAATTAATGGAAAAAATAATTGGTAAATATACAAATTTAATTGAAGCTTATGAAAAAATTTCCGATTTATCAGCATATCAAAAAATTCTTAATTATGTTAGATCTTTAGAAGGAAATATTACCGAAGAACAATTTCTTGAATTAATGAATATGATTAAATTAGAAGTTAATAAACTTAAATCAGGTAAATCAAGTGAATATGATAAAAAACCATCATCTACTAATGCTGGAAGTGCCGTTAAAAGAGTAGATAAAGAAACTGAAAATTTACAAAAAATATTTGAAAGAAATAAACAACTACAAGAAACAGAAATACAAAAATTACAAGATAAACTTAATAAATTAGAAGAAGACAAAGATAAAGAAAAAGAATCATTAAGTAAAAAATTTTCAGATTTTGAAACAAATTTTAAATCAGAATTGTCTAGTGAAAACCAAAGAAAATTTGATGAACTAAGACTAAAAATTAATGAATTAAACTCTTCTAAACAAACAGAGATTGATGCCTTAAAGACAGAACAAGAAAAATTACAAGCTGAAATTAAACGTATACAAGAAGAACATAGAGCTCAACTAGAAGATGTAAAAAAAGAACTATCTATCCAAAAAAAAGATGACCATTTTACAAGATTTAGAACTGAAAACGAAGAAGAAATGCAAAAACTTAGAGCAAGAATTCAAGAACTTGAATTTAAAATAGCATCTTTAAGAGATTCTCCACAAGATAGTAGACAACTTAGTGAAATTATTCAATTATTAAGACAATTTCAATCAGATTCTAGTAATACATCTGAAACTAGAGATGCTATTCAAGAATTAAATAGAGTTTTTAAACTTACTATGGAAAAAATTTATGAAAGAGACCAACAAACCTTAGAAATTATTAGTCAAAAATTAATTTCAGGTTTGGAACCATTACATCAAATTAGAGAAGATATTAGAAGTTTACAAAATTCTTTTGCACAACATTTACAAGATGAAGCTCAAAAAGCAGATATGAGATTTAAACTTTCAGAATCTAGTGCCGAAGCCCGAGCATCTGATTTAGATTCTAAAGCACAAAGAAGATTCGATGAATTTGATTCTAGAGCCCAACAACGAGCATCTGATTTAGAATCTAGTGCACAAAGAAAATTCGATGAATCATATTCTAGAACACAAAGAGGATTCGATGAATTACATAGTCAAGGTGAAAGACATGCTAGACAATTAGATATAACATCAGAAAAAGTTGAATTAGCAGGCAGAAGAACTTTAGAAGAAATTAGAAAATTAGTAACAACACAATCTACTGAATTAAAAGAATATATTGATTTAAAAGTTAAATCAGAAAAAACTGGAACCAATTACACAGAACAATTTGGTAATTTACAAAAACAAATTGAGACTATTGATCAAAGATTACAAACTAATCAAGCACAACAACAAGGTCAACAACTACAACAACAACAACAACAACAACAACAAACAGATAGAATTATTACAGCAATTGGAGGAATTTTACAAACTATAGTTCAAGAAAATAGAGGAATTATTCAAGAATTACAAAGAATATTAACACAACAATCTTCTGCACAACCTACTCCAAATATAGAACAACTTAGAACGATACTAGATGCTTTATTTAGACAAAGTCAATCAATAAAAGAAGTTATACAACAAAATAATTCTACTAATTCATCAATTCTAGTTGAATTAAGAGAATTATTAAGAGATTTACCCTCTGGAATTAGACTTCAATTAGAAGGAAAATTAGATAATATTAATGCTTTAATTAGTCAACTTTCAGCCAAAGTAGAAGAAACTGCAGCAAAAGTAGAAGAAACTAAACGACAAAGTGCTTCAAGTGAAGAGTTACAAACACTCAAACTAATTATTCAAGGTGAACTAAAACATAATAAAGAATTATTTGAAACACAATTATCTAGGTCTGTAAGTTCAATTCAATTTCAAATTAATGGAGTTTTTGATTCTATTCAATCTAGTATTGAAAGTAATAAATTAGAAATTCAAACACAAACACAAACACAATTAGAAACATTAAGAGCGGATTTATTAAGACAAATGGAATCAAATAATTCACGAATGAATGAGTTAGTTTCAAGTATTCGAAGAGAATTAGAAGCAAAATTACAAGCAATTAGTGCTGAATTTAATCAAACATTAACAGAAAAATTAGCACCACTAGACAGACAATTACAACAGCAACGCACAGAAATGGAATCTTTAAAAAGTGATTTGAATTCTAAATTAGAACAAAATAAAGTAGAATCTAGAAGAGATATTGAAAATTTAAGAGAATCATATA